CACTCTTATTCAGAGTTAGCAATATGTGAAAGAACTGTGGGAAGGCCTTTTTAAGGTCCATTACGGTACACTCTATACCGCCCAACCTGCACCAGTTGTTGACATGCAGGATTATGTTATTCATGGTATAGGTAGGTTCCGCAGAACGGACAACCACTACCTACATCAAAGTCACTACGATGGCCATCGAACGATACGGTGTCATCCCAATCATCATCCGTACCGTCATAAGTCACACCAGAGCCATCATAAGCTACAATGCCAGGATGCGATATACCGTCACCCGCTTTGCTGCCTCTTGGGAACTTAGCATCCCTATCAAGATTACAGATAAACCTGCAATTCTTACAACGAACGTGTCTATCATCCTTGTAGGTACCCTTATCAGCATTTAAACCACTATGAACAGCATCAGAAGGAACGTCTCTACTCATTGTTTTCTCCTCAATGCTTCAAGATTAACAGGGGCTTCTGGTTCAAGATGTCTCATTATCTCTTTATATTCACGGATATTGTCCTTATTCCTCTTATCCCAATTCATATGCTTCCGTACTGAGCCTGGATTCCTACCAGGATGATCCATTTCAGCCCTGGTTGGCATACCTTCCTTGATCCTACCTTCAAGCTCCTTAGCCTTCTTGTGAAGATTATCTTTCCTTGCACCGGAAACCTTCGGAGCCCTTCCATCATGAAGCTCTTTATCAAGGTGCTTAATCTCAGCATCCACAGCACCAAGATTGATTTCTCTTGTCCTGCCTGGAGATTCAGCTTCTCTCTTCAGAGCTTCTGCATCCCTCTTCTGGTCTTCCAACCCTTGCCTCTCACTATAACTCAGTATCTTCTTCTTTTTGCCCCTAGTCATCTCTTCCTCCTTATGTTGGGGCGTGAAAGAGAATAACCAAGCCCGCCCCTGTTTGGACCTTTCAGTCCTGTTTTTGTCCAATGCTCTAATCTATGGCAGTTAGGACACAAGACTTTTACATTTCCCTTAGAATAAGAACCTTCAGCAATTCTATGCCTATCACAAGGTCCTTCCCATCCACACTTGCTACATTTCCGAGCAGGGATGATCCGGTAGTAAGAAGATACATACCCACTACCGGTTTTCATCCCATGTTTTTTCTTATGATGCGTAGAGCAGAGCTTCCACCAAATCCGACTTCCATTCTTAGTACGCTTACCCCAGCTTACTAAGCTAGCACAGCCTTTTACACTGCAAGTCGTTCTTGGCTTTTCCACAAGCCCTCCTCCCCAAGCTTTGTTAGTTACGTGTTATCATCAACAGCAGGCAACAACAGACCTGACTTATCAGCAACAGATATCTGATAATTCTCTACACAACCAGCACCAGAAACATCAAACGGTGTAGCTGCATCTGCATCAGCAGCGAATATGGCGTTATAAGCCACCATACCGGAGTTATCTGACTGGTCACTATCTATAAATGTAATGCCTGATGTATTGGCATTACAGATATAGTTATGAGTGACAAGACAGTTGGTCAAGCTCTTGCCAGTAATCTCAAGCACAGGTTCATTAGCAGCTTCAGTAGTCCTATTGATATGGCAATTCTGCATTACCAAACCATCAATATCACCACCAGTAGCGTTTAAGAACCCATCGTTTGCAGCGTCACCCTGAAATGTCTTACAGTTTATAATCTTCAGGTCGTCACAGGTGTTATCCCCACCTGAAACTATGACATCCACAAAACACAACGCAGAACCCTCTCTCCATATAACCCCATCCAAACACACACCCAGTGCATCAAGATCAATACTCGCTGTAACATCAGCAGTGTTTGACTGAATCTCTATGTTGCGGATAGTCACGTCAGCACCAGTAATGTTAATGTCAGCAGCATCAGCTGTGTGTATGAGAGTAGGTATATTCTGCCCCTGCCCTATACCAACGATTGTAATCCCAGCTATGTCTATCGTCAAAGCACCCGCAGTTGCCAGGTTCTCTGAGTGATTAGGCATAACTACAATCACATCGCCTTTGTTCGCAGTACACTTACCTACAGCATAGTCAACGGTAGCAAACGGGTCTGATGGATCTGTACCCGTAACACCGCCAGTATCACTACCAGTCGCGGAATCCACAAAGAAATAAGAACCTGTAGACGCGGGTATAGCCCCACTGCCCAGTTGTGGTACACCGAAACTGCTTATGCCATTCGGAAACTTTGTTAAACCCATTACATCCTCCTTTTCGGAACACTTGCGTGCCCGGAGGTCAGGGAGCCCGAAGGCCCCCTTCTCCGCTTACCCGTTTACGCTACCTCGTGACCGTAGCACCATTTAAAATCAGAGAAGCCGTAGCTATATCTGACATAAGTGGACCACTTCGCCAGGTAGGTGTCAAAATCCTTGTCCTTGTTGAACTCCACAGGAATACGATTGAACCATTTAAGGAACATCTTCGCCATCCTTGAGTCAATCAAGCAGTTATGTTATCGTATAAGTATTTAGCTTATACTTCTTCTTCTTTCGAAGAAGCTCGGACTATCTCATCCCTTTCGGGGGCGGCACTCGTGTCGGGCTTATTGGTAGCGTCCTCACCCATTAGTCTCTGAGCCTTGCAGCCTACATAAACCACGCATTCAGCTGCCTTGGTTGCGGATTGCCATATGCTTAACGCACTTAGACGTTTCCGCAGTTCACCACCTTTTCTACTATTACTATGAAACTCATCGTGACAACTTGCACAAACAGGAACCACATTCTTCTCTTCTCTAATCAGGTCTGGTCTTACAACCTTAGAGATAACATGATGGAGCTCGACCCCCTTGCCTCCACAAAAGAAACAAGCAGCCTTCTCCAGTATCCCTTTTCTCCAAGTTCTATACGATGAGTGAGCTAAAAACTGAACACGGTTATTCCAAGTACCACCCTTCCAGTTAGGCCCTGCATTTACCCAGTTCCTCGATTGCCATTTCCCTTTACACTTAAGATTACAGAAATGAACAGGAAACTGCCTAAGCTGATAAGGCCACTTAGCTATTGCCTTTCCGCATTCACTACACACTGCATTAACCTTTTTAGCTCTGCTTCTCATAACAATACAGGGTCCTTAATTTAAGTTGAACCAGTTATTACTGTCAGACAGATAATCCCAAACGATTATCTTGTAGCTATTGTAAGACACATTGATATCGTTCTGTGCTGACCCAACATCTTTCTGCGTACCTACAATAATCTTTGCCGTCTCTTCAAGAGCAGGCGGCACCAACAGCGTATCGCCACGAGAAACAACGAGGTTATCCGTCTCATCCGTAAACTGCCTCATAAGAAGCCTTGTAGCTTCTACAGCAGTCTGAGAAAGAGCCGTGGTTCCCTTGTTATCTATCGTGGTGGATGTCCCCTCATACGTATGGGCATCCGCACAGAGAGCATATGTGTCACCACCGGTGAACACAGATGTGTTGAAAGCATTGTTAAATACGGTCGCACCATGCTTCTCTCTGCTTCTTTTGGCAATCATCGCCAACTGAGCAGGCCTCTTGTTGATGATAGAATACAGGTCATCATCCACAAGCTTACGCTCAATTTTAATACCTTTGACCCACTCCCTATGTGTATAGGAAGTTCTGTACTGTTGCCTGAAGTCACCGTAAGGTATTGTTCCGGTAAATTCCTCCAGGTCGCCTAACCCGCCAATGCCAAGATCATATTCTGTGGCCTTGTTTGATTTCTCAATGCCGAACAGACTATCAACCTGACCTTCCGGGAGGGCATATTCGTCCATGAAAATCTTACGTAATCCCGGATCTAAGCTTCTTTACTCACCGCATTACTGCGGGTTTGGACTATATCATCCCTTTCGGGTGCAGTACATAGTCTCTGAACCTTCCCTTTCGGGCTCGGCTGCTGATTGCCCTCGTCGTTTACCGGTAGGGTTTCCAGCAATTCTCTGCAAGTGGACTTAGCTCCTCTGTGTAGCTTTGTATGACAGCCCTTGCACAATGTAATGCCATTCTCTATGGAAGTCCTCAAATGAGGATGTGTAGCAAAAGGAAGAATATGGTGAGCGTGGAGTTTCTTCCTATCCCCACAGCTCTTACAATATCCATCCCTTTCTTTCACAGCCTTCTTCCATAACATCTGGTCAGCATTATGCCTAATTTTCTCATGTTCAGGGCTTACTCCACCACGCCAGTTAGGATTCAATGAACCTTTAGCCACACCTTTAGCTCTACGCACCTCAGAAACAGATTTCCGGTGTTCCTGAGACTTAGGGCGTCCAACCATAGACTCACTGATAGAACGAGTCTCAACACCATTCAGATCAAGACGATAATATACACCGCGTGGCTTAATACCAAGAGCTTTAGCTATAGCATAAACTCCCTTGCCAGTATTGTATAACCTTATTATCTCTACATCTAAATGTCTGTTTTTTGACTTATTCATCCAAGTACTCCCTTAGTTGAGATACGCAAAATTTTCGCTAGCAATTATACTCATTGAAACCCTCCTTACTTACTAGGTAATCACACGATCACAAACATGACCGCCAAGCAGCAGATGCTCAGGGAACATTATATCTGCGAAGAACTTA